CACGCTGGATGTCAAGACAGCTGAACCACGACGACGTTACAGAAGAACAGCCACAGTGGTTTGAGTTCAACGGATTTACCAGCGATGGCGATGTAGTTGTAGACTTTTACCCTATTCCAGACAAAGCCTACTCAATCAACTTTGATCTAGTTATCCCACAAGATGACTTTGCGGTTGATGGGTCAGATGATTCAACAGTGATTGCTTGTCCAGCGCAGCCTATTATTTTTGGCGCGTGGTCAAGAGCTATTTATGAGCGCGGTGAGGACCAAGGCTACCTTTCTGACGTTGCATACAGAGAATTTAAATCAGCATTAGGTGATGCAATTAGTTGGGACACGCAGAATACTTCAGACGAACCTAACTTTTTTGTTGTATAATTATGGCTAAAGAGCTTTCACCCCTTTCTATTGTCGGCCCCGGCTCCCTAGGACTTAACACTAAGTCAAGTAGCTTGGAGATCGGCCCAGAGTATTGCACAACAACTACTAATGCTGTTGTCGCTAACACAGGTGTGCTTGCAGCAAGAAAAGGCTTTGTGGCACAGAACGCTACAGAGATTGCTAATGGCGAGAACATCAGAGTTCTTCACGATTACATTGACACTGGTGAAGAATCAAGAATTATCTCTACTGCTAACTTACAGATCTTTGAAGGGACAGCTACCCCTACAGAGGTCACAGGCACAATTACTACACCTACAGCAGATAACTGGAAGTTTGTAAACTTTGCAGGTAAGTGTGTTGGTGTCCAAGCTAACCATCAGCCTATTGTAAAAACAAATGGCGGTAACTTTGAAGACATCAATTTTGACTCTCCTCCAAATGACCCGATTGATGCTTTGTCTGCTTTTGGTCGTGTATGGTATGTAGAGGCTGATAGACAGACGATCAGGTACACTGACCTTCTACAAGAAGACACGTTATCTACTGGATCATCGGGTGTGCTTAACATGTACACAGTCTGGGGTAACGGGAACGACGAGATAGTAGCCCTAGCAGAGTTTAACAACTACATTGTTATTCTTGGAAGAAAGCAAGTTGTGTTATTTGCAGGTGGAGAAGACCCTAATACAGCTTTACAGATTGTAGATATTGTCAACAACACAGGTTGTATCGCAAGAGATTCTGTGCAGAACATCGGCGATGACATTATCTTTTTATCAGAAAAAGGCATCATCTCTCTAGCCCGTAACATTCAAGCAGGCGGTGATGTAAGATCCTTGCCACTTGCTAATTTAGCAGATAACGTTAGTGACTTTCTTTCTACGTTCTCTTTATCAGAGCCAGCTGAGAGCATCAAATCTTGTTACAAGCCAGATGACGGGTATTACTTAATAACTTTTCCTAGCTCAAAAAGAACTTTCTATTTTAACTTGCGCTACCCAACGCCAGACAATAAAGCACGCGTCTTTGTTTGGACAGGCATTAATCCAACAGCGCTAGTAGTAGACAGATCAGATAGACTTTTTATCGGGAAGGCTGGCATTATTGGCCTTTACGATGGTTACTCTGACAATGGTGAAGATTACGAACTGTTTTTTAAGACAGGTTTTTCTTCAGGCGGACCACAAGAAAGAACTATTAAAAAGATCCCTAAGCAGGCAGTCATCATTATCAAAGGCGGCTACTCCTCAGCACTGACTTTTTTGTGGAGTTATGATTTCTTATCTACTGTTTATGATAACGAAACCCAAACAATAGAAGTTGAAATAGAAGCTGCCGAGTATGGTATAAATGAGTATGGCATTGCTGAATACTCTAGAATTAATCCTGTATCTACTTTAATTTATTCTTTAACCGGTACAGGCAAGTCAATACAGTACGGTATCAGGTCTAACATTGTTGGCGCAGAGTTAGAGATACAAAGAATAGATCTTTACGTTAAGGCAGGAAAGGTTTCTAGGAGAGCAACCGTATGAGCAATTATAACAAGTCAACTAACTTTTCTGTTAAAGATACTTTAGCAAGTGGCGATCCAGACAAAATAGTCTCTGGTGCAGAAATTGACAACGAATTTAATTCTATTTCTTCAGCTATTACAAGTAAAGTAGATAAAGTAGCTTCTGCTACAAATGATAACTTAGCAAGCCTAGACTCTAGTGGTAACGTAAAAGACAGTGGCCTTAGCGTAGGAGCGATTACGCCCCCAACAGGTTCTGTTGTGATGAACGCTGCAACAACACCTCCTTCTGGCTGGTTGGCTTGCGATGGATCCGAAATAAACAGAGCAACATTTGCAAACCTTTTTAATGTCATTGGCACAACTTACGGTAATGGCAATGGCTCAACTACCTTTACTCTCCCAGACCTTCGTGGCGAATTTGTTCGTGGTTGGGATGATAACAGGGGTGTTGATACAGGCAGAAACTTAGGCTCTTTCCAAGACGAAGAGTTTAAGTCACATGACCATAGCATGAGCTCTGCTGGAAGCCATACTCACAGTGGTTCTACAGACACAGATCCGGGCCACAGGCACGATTACATTCGTGCACTTGTTGGCAGCGACACTGATAGAGGAACGCAGTTTAGTGAAATTTCTGTAGACAACCAAGAAACAGCGCAGACAGATTTTGCTGGCCAACACAGTCACTCTTTAGATATTAACAGTAATGGGTCACATACTCACAACATTAGTGACGCAGGTGGAGCAGAGACTCGCCCTAGAAATATAGCGTTGATGTACATTATTAAAACATGATCCATCGTGTACCAATTGTAAAAAGAAAAGACTATACAATTTGGCTAGAAAACTATAAGAACATTGCCAACTTTATCCACGCTGAAGTTTACAAGTATAACAAGACAACACGAGAAAACTTTGGCAAAGACTTAGACAAACTGATGGACTTGCACCAAGATCCACTTTATGTGTTAACAGAATCATATGACAAAAAACTGAAAAAATTTATGAACATTTATGGACTAACACTAGATCACAAGCCTCTTTCCGATGATGGTATCGAAAGAGAAGTCTATCGGTTAGATAGGAGAGTATAATGGGCGGCATAGTCGATGCAATAGGTGGTTTGTTTGGCGCAGGCGGTGGCGGCAGCGGTGGCAATGTCACCCCTTTGCAATACACCCCTTATGACGTTTCAACACCTTTTGGGCAAGTTAGGGGCACTCCCGGCGGGATTCAAGCAGAAACAAGCCCTGAGCTTTCTGTACTTTACAGAAGCCTTCTAGGTCAGGCTAATACTGCTCAAGGTCAGATCCCAACAGCTCAGAGTTTAATGGGTGCTCAAGGCCCTTTGCAGCAAACTCCAGAGCTATTTTTAAATCAAGCTCAAGGACTTTTGGCGCAAGGCGGTCCTTTACAGCAATCTTCTCAAAGAGTGCTAGATCAAGCATCACAGTTTCAACAAACTGGTAGTGATCTTCTTAACCGTGCTCAGCAGTTGCAAGTATCTACGGATCCTCAAGCAGCAGTAGATTTTCAAAGAAGAGTCTATGGGCCAGAATTTCAAAGACAACAGCTTTCTCAAGAGTCCAGACTGTTTAATCAAGGATTGCTTGGTTCTACTACTGGCGGCTTGCAACAAGAAGCTGTGCGTAACGCTCAAAATCAAGCGTTACTAAGAGGCGCTAGAGATCAACAGCAGTTGCAGTTACAACAACAACAGCAAGGATTTGGCCAAGAACTTGGTCTTCTAGGTCAGGCACTGAGAGCGCAACAGCTTGGACTTGGCGCAGAAGCACAAGGCAGTCAGATGGATATTGCAAGGCAGCAACTTGGCTTCGGCGCAGCAGGGCAAGCAAGTCAGCAAGATCTTGCAAGAAGACAGCTTGAAGCTGCTTTGCAAGGGCAGGCAAGAGGTCAGCAGTTCCAAAGTCTTGAGGCAGCTCTTGGCATTGAACAAGCGCCATTTGGGCTTCTTGGGCTTTCTAGCGAGCTTGGTGGCCAAGCGTTAGATGCTCAGATAGGCACACAAAACTTAAGAAGTCAAGCCGAAACTAACCAACAGAATTTCTTTGGTGGGCTTGCTGGAACAGCAGCAGAAGCAGGAGCTTTCTCAGGGCTAGGAGGGGCTCTTAAAGCAGGCGCTGGGATGCTTTTTAGTGATATTAGGCTTAAAAAGAATGTAACGCCGATTGGAAATGGGTTGTATAGTTGGCAGTGGAATGAAAAAGCCAAAGAAATTGGAGCAGATGTTTATCCAACTACAGGCGTTATCGCTCAAGAAATTATGGAAATCTACCCAGAGGCTGTGTTTGAAAGTAAGCATGGTTATCTAATGGTTGATTATAGTAAGGTGGCTTAAATGGATCTATCGAGCTTATTTAGTCAAGCTAGTAATGCACAATCAGGAGGGCTG